ATGTATTTCATAAAGTCCATAACAATACCGATTTAGGATTAGAATTTATATGTGTATTTGATGGTAAGAGGAATCACAAATGATAGTAGGATTTACTTGCAGTACATAAAGTGTTTACATGTACAACATTTGATAAATAAATGTATAAGGAGAACAATATGTTTGGATACATTTATGAAACAACAAATCTTGTAAACGGTAAAACCTATATAGGCAAGAAACAAGGCGAACTTGATAAAACATACTATGGTAGCGGAATGATACTAAAGCAGGCATTAAAGAAATACGGTAAAGAAAACTTCGAAGTTGTAGTATTATCTACATATAACTCAGAAGATGAATTGAATAATGCCGAAATAATGTTTATTGAAACTCGCGATCCTACTTACAACATAGCAAAAGGTGGAACAGGCGGTAACACACTTGCAAGAGCAACCGAAGAATACAAGCAAGAAGTTATTGCTGCAAGAAAACTTGGTATGAAGAATACTTGGAGCAATCTTACAGAAGAACAGCGCAAACAATGGGGCGAGAATATAAGCAAATCAAAAAAAGGTATTGCTACTCGTCCTGCTAATTATACACACAGTGAAGAAGTTAAACAGCGTATTAAAGAAAGCAATCTAAATGCTACAAAGCCTGAAGGATGGGTAGAAAATCATCAAAAGGCAATGGACGAAAGAAAAAGTATTCCTAATGCTAAATGTTTTAAGCCTGTAGAAGTAAATGGAATTGTTTACAATTCAGTTGCTGAAACTTGTAAACAAGTAGGTATTAGTAGACCAACATTACACAAATGGATAAAAAATGGAAAAGCAAGTTATGTCAACTAAAGTAGGCTTCACAGCATCGACGTTCGATCTCTTACATGCCGGACATGTACAAATGTTACGTGAAGCAAAAGAACAATGCGATTATTTAATCTGTGGATTGCAAGTAGATCCTAGTAATGATCGACCGGAGAAGAACGCTCCTATACAAACTGTTGTAGAGCGTTACACACAACTTAAAGCAGTAAGTTATGTGGACGAGATCATCCCTTACGGTACAGAACAAGATCTAGAAGATGTCTTGACAATGTACAATATTCATGTTAGAATATTAGGGGAGGAGTATCGTGACAAGGACTTTACAGGAAAAGATATTTGTAGACGACGCGATATAGACTTACATTTTAACAAGCGTGACCACAGGTTTAGTTCAAGTGATTTGCGCAAACGAGTAGCAGAGAGTGAAAAATAATGTGGTTCCTAGTAATACTTAGTATAACAACACAAGGTGAATTAGAATATAAGGCAGTTGATCGGTTTGCTCTTTTAGAAGACTGCCACACTGTGTTATTCGATGAATATATTAAAGATCACGAAGAAGCAATTTGTCTTATGAGTTATCACAATGATCAATAAGTTTATATTTGATGTTGACGGAACACTAACTCCTAGTCGAGGTATTGTTGACATAAATTTTAAAATGTTCTTTAATACATTTTGCTTAGATAATGATGTTTATCTAGTTACTGGTAGTGACAAATCTAAAACAGTTGAACAGATTGGTAAAGGAACTTACAATTTGTGTAAACGTGTTTACAACTGTTCGGGGTGTGATGTTTACGAAGGCGATCAAAATATAAGAACAAGTGATTGGACACTACCTGCACTAGCAAGAACATTTTTAATCAGTTGCGAGTACGAAAGTAAATTTACTATACGCACAGGCAATCACATTGAAGAACGTCCAGGCATGGTAAACTTTAGTGTAGTAGGACGCAACGCTACTACTGAAGAACGTGCGAAGTATGTAGCATACGATACATATGAAGACGAACGTACAACAATAGCAAAGGCATTTAATATAATGTTTCCTGAGCTAGAAGCTAGACCAGGCGGGGAAACAGGCATCGACATTGCTCCTAGAGGATCAGATAAAAGTCAAATCTTAGTAGACTTTAATCGACAAGATTCAATTGTGTTCTTTGGTGACAGGATGGACATAGATGGCAACGATTATCCATTAAAACTAGCAAACTACAGCGGCAAGAACCATCATGTAGAAGGATGGCAACACACATGGGAGAGGCTACGTGAATATACTACTAACAGGACATAGAGGCTTTATAGGCTCTAGTCTATTAAGAGCACTTAAACTTAATCATACTGTTACAGGTATTGATTTAGTGGAAGGAAATGACTTACTAACTTGTGACTTTCCAAATAAAGACTTTGACTTAATTATACACTTAGCAGGACGGTCGGGTGTAAGAGAAAGCATTAAGGATCCAGCAGCATACTGGATGAATAACATCGAAGCAAGCAGGCGCTTGTTTGAGCGTTATCAAAACACACGTATACTGTACGCGAGCAGTTCGAGTGCTTACGAGCCCGATTTGAACCCTTACGCAGCGTCTAAGTATGTGCTAGAAGAACTTGCAGAACGTTATCCTAATACACTAGGAATGAGATTTCATACAGTATGGTCTCATACTCCGCGTAAAGGTATGTTCTTTGATAAACTATTTAACGGTGAACTAGAATATGTTACTAGACACTACAGAGATTTTGTACACTTACTTGATGTGATTGATGCTATTAATATTTTAATAGAATGTGATTACGTTAAAGGTGTACTTGATATTGGATCTGGAGTTCCTGTAAAGATCCAGGATTTAGCAACTGATGTTCCAGTACGTCTAAATACCCCGGGAGAGCGTTTTTATACTTGTGCTAACTTAGAAAAAATGAAAGCACTTGGGTACGAACCTAAATACTCAGTAAAGAAAGACTTGACAAAGGCCAAAAAAGGCGTTATAATAAACTTATTCAATGGAGAAACAGTATGAAAGATATCTTACAAGACGTAGTAGCACACACACATGCACTAGGTTTCCTACCACTAGTCAAAGTCACATCGGAAGATGGTACTACTAGTGTTAATTCAATGGCAGAGGATAGGAGTGTTATCTTATCTGCAACTACCCACACACCAGTTACTGAGTTTGTTGGCACATTTGGTATGCCTAACTTAGACAAACTTGCATTGCATTTGAAAAATCCCGAGTATCAGAAAGATGCTAAGATTGATGTAATTACAGCAGAACGTAATGGCGAAACTATGCCAACGCATATTCACTTTGAAAACAACGCAGGTGACTTTGAAAATGATTATCGCTTTATGAACAAAGCAATTATCGAAGAGAAGTTAAAAAATGTTACATTTAAAGGTGCTGCATGGGCTGTAGAATTTAAGCCAAGTGTTGCTAGTATCGGACGTATGAAGTTAATGAGTGCGGCACATACCGAAGAGCCTACATTTAATGTTACTACCAAAGCAACTGCTGGTGTAAGTGACTTAGTGTTTAGCTTCGGCGATGCAAGTACACACGCAGGCGAGTTTGTATTCCAAAATGCAGTAGCAGGTACATTGCAGCATACTTGGAGTTGGCCCGTAGCAGCAGTACAAGCTGTTTTGAATCTGAGCGGTGATATTACTATGAGCATTAGCGATCAAGGTGCAATGAAGATTGCAGTTGATTCAGGTATGGCAACATACGATTATATTCTACCAGCGCAGAGCAAGTAATATGGATGGACCGGCGGAGAGCATGAATACAGACTTAACAGCAACACAAAAAGATTATGCCTTGTTTTTACCAGCAACATCTGGTTTTTACTCCGCATTTATCGGGTATCAAAGAAAACGATTCCCGTACATCGAACCATCCAGATTGCCTACAAACTTTACAAATGATGTAGAAAGTATTAATTACTTAGATCCTACAAGCCCACTGTTATATTACAAGTGGTGCTTGTACTCTGCAGGACATGCTAATCTCGACTTGAACAAACAAGATGACCGAGAAGAAATGTTTAGAACTCGTCCACGTGATGGCAAAAGTTTTGTACTAGGCGATTCAGGCGGTTTCCAGATTGGTAAAGGCAAGTGGCCCGGCGATTGGAAAGATCCGAATTGTCCTGCTGCAATGAAAAAGCGTAAGCAAGTTTTAACTTGGATGGATGCTTTAATGGATTATGGAATGTGTTTAGATATTCCAGCATGGGTTGCTCGTAGTCCAGAAGGTCAAAAAGCTACAGGAATTAGCACATACGAAGAAGCATGTCGAGCTACAGAAATTAATAATGATTATTTTATTAACAATCGTAATGGCAACTGCAAATTCTTAAATGTGCTACAAGGCGAGAATCATACTGACGCAGACGATTGGTATGATCGTATGAAGAAGTATTGCGACCCTGCCATATATCCAGACAATCACTTTAATGGTTGGGGAATGGGAGGACAAAACATGTGTGATGTCCACTTAGTTCTAAAACGTCTAGTTGCATTACGCTTTGACGGATTGTTGGAAGAAGGCTTACATGACTGGATGCACTTCTTAGGTACTAGTAAATTAGAGTGGGCGTTAGTGTTAACTGACATTCAACGTGCTGTACGAAAGTATCATAATCCTAAGTTTACTGTAAGCTTCGATTGTGCTAGTCCTTTCCTTGCAACTGCAAATGGTCAAGTTTATACTGAGACTGAAATCGAAGATCGTGGCAAATGGTCTTATCGCATGGCAGCAGCAATGGATGACAAAAAGTATTCGCAAGATACTAGGTTATTTAAGGATGCAGTAGTACAAGATGGTATTCACAAAAACTTTGCTACTAGTCCTGTAATGGAACATACTACTGTAAAAGATGTTTGCATTTATGCACCAGGTGATCTAAACAGGATCGGTAAGGAAGGCAAAACTTCTTGGGATAGCTTTAGCTATGCGATTTTAATGGCACATAATGTATGGATGCATTTAAACTCTGTACAAGAAGCAAATCGTCAATACGATGCAGGTAAAGTTCCTTCAATGTTAGTAAATGAAAAGCATGAGCAACTATTTGCTGGTGATGTTATTGATGCTGTTTTTGCTGCTACTACTAGAGAAGAAGCAAACAAGATAGTCGAAGACAATAGTAGGTTATGGATGCAGATTCCTGGCACACGCGGTGCAGTAGGTAAGAAGTCTGTGAACTCTAGTACACACTTTAATGCATTGTTTGATATAGAAGAGCCTGAAGAAGTCGAAGATCAAGAAACTTTAGATGAAACTAAATTAGAGGAACTCCAGGATGAGCAACTATGATGAAGTCGAAGATAAACTCCGCGCACACTACGCAGAATTAAAGCGTAAGCACAGAGAACTTGACGAAGAAATAGATTCGTTGTATAATAATGGGTACGTTAGTGAAGAAGTTCGCAGAATGAAAACTATGAAACTTTATCTAAAAGACGAAATGCATCGTATTAATGCATACTTAGTACAAAAAGGTTTAGAATGAAAAGTCTTATAATAGGAATGGGCATTGGTGAGCTTTATAAAAGCGTCTTAACACAATTAGACGCTGAAGTTATAACTGTTGATACTAACCCAGATAAGAACGCAGACTTTGCAAGAGTAGAAGATGCTTTAGTGGCGCATGGCTTTTTCGATACTGTAAACATATGCACACCTAATTTTACTCATGCACAACTTACACAACAGGTTGCGCCATATAGTAAAATTGTATTTGTAGAAAAGCCAGGATTTAAGAACTCTAAAGAATGGATAGACATATTAAGTCAATATCCTGACACACGTATTATGATGGTAAAGAATAATATGTGGAGAGATAACATCGGTGAAATGCAAACTCTCGCAGCGCAATCAAATAGCATTGATATTAAGTGGATTAGAAAGAATTGTATTCCGCATCCTGGCAGTTGGTTTACTACTAAAGAACTCGCATACGGTGGAGTTAGCAGAGACCTAGTGCCTCACTTATTAAGCCTTTACATTGCATTAAATCCGTATTGGTATAGCACATCTGCTACTAAGAAAACTAGCGAACAGCAATGGACTTTGCAGAACATCGATAGTACAGATTACGGCACTATTAACTACAACGGAACATACGATGTAGACGATAAAGTTGAAATGTCGTTTGGTGAAAGGTGGCGGGTGCATGCAAACTGGAGAGACTTGACAACAGAAGAAAGTTGTGTTACTATTAATGATACTACAATAGAACTAGGATGGTGTCCTGAAGAAGCATATCATAATATGATAAAGGATGCGATTGATAACGTGGACAATGATAATTTTTGGCAGCAACAAGTAAGACAAGATATTTGGATTCACAAACAGATCGAGGCACTATGAAAGTTAAATTATTATATACAGACGGCAAAGGTAGCTTCGAGGAAATCGAATGGTCTAAGCCTGCACACAAGTCTGATGAGATAGAAGTTAAAGCACTAATGACAGGTGTATGCCGCAGTGATATAGAAATGATGGTAGGCAACTTTGGTCCACTTCCTAAAGAAATGCAAGGCCACGAAGGTCTAGGAGAAGTTACACAAGTTGGCGAGTTGATTAAAAATGTTAAGGTTGGCGACATTGTAGCTACCCGAGGTGAGCCTGCTTATGCAGACTACTACAACTGTAGACACAATGAATTTGTAGTTGTTCCTAGTGCAGATCCAAAATATATACTGGAGCCTGTTGCGTGTGGTATTAATGTAGTAATGCAACCGTTGGATGCTATTAAAACTAGAGTCGGTCCTAATAAAAGGTGTTTAATTTTAGGAAGTGGATTTTTAGCGTGGATTGCTTATAACAGTCTTGAAAGATTTGGGCTTACGTTTGAAACAGTTGATGTTGTTGGCAGTTATAACAAACACCTGTGGGGAGACACGCTAAAACAGTCGTATAGCGGCGCTTACGATGTTGTTATTGATCTGAGTAGTAGAACTAATATATTGGATGATGTAGCGTTTAATAACGAAGCATTGCTAATACTAGGAGTGCAAAAACAATTAACATCAGACTTTGGTAACTTACTTTGGAAGGCTTGCACTATTGTATTTCCTAGTCCGCGAGCAGATTGCTTTATTAAGTCAATGGAACTTGCAGAGAGTATGATTACTAACAATCAAGTAGATATCGATGACTTTTGGACTAAAGGTTATTTAAGAACTACAGAATGGCAACAAGCTTTTGAAGATGGCTTAAACAGACCCGACAACTACAGCAGAGGCTATATAAAATGGGATTAAATACCGACGAAAGACAAAATGTAATATACTTTATCGGAACAGAAGTTGAACATACTGCAATGTATGGTGAACAAACTCTGTTTGTTGTAGGTATACAGCCTGCGGATGAAATTAAGAAACGTGCTGATGAGCATGGTATTAAACACTTATACTTCGGGACTAGTCAGAGCTTTACTCCTGGATTAAACTTTCCAGAAGATTCCGACGACTGGAAAGCGTGGGAGGATATGATTATGCCTCTGTTAAAAGAAGGTTACTGGTGTACACTAGACTTTGGTGTCGAATATAGTCACGGAGTGCTAGAATCAGGTTATGATGAATACAATAACTTTATTAGCATGATTAGTGTTAAACTTCCATACATTAAACAGTTTAATTATAATGCAACTCTTAAATTAGATGACAACACATGGGGTGACACAAATAGCGGTATATGGTGTCACAGTGTTCATAGCTTAATGGACCGTAAAGTTTATACTGATTGGAACGATTATGGACTTGACAAAGTCATTGATTAGTGTTATAGTATTAATATGCAAGAACATTATCATAACTATATCTCCCGCAAATTGAAAGAAGAAAAAATTATGGCAGAAGCAAGCAGAAGTGTATGGGTAACCTTTCGTAAAGAAGGTGTCCATATGTATCCGGGTGCAGACACAGACCCGAAATTAGCAACAGGCGAGTGGGACGATGTATCATTCCTCGGCATTCCTCATCGTCATATTTTCCACTTTAAAGTTCGCATCGAAGTGTTTCACAACGATCGCGACATAGAATTCATTCAGTTTAAACGCTGGATGGAACGGTTGTACGCACAGGATGTAATACAACTGAATCACAAGTCATGTGAGATGATTGCAGATGACTTGTACGAAGAAATTTCCGCAAAGTATCCCAGCCGCTTTGTAGAGATTGATGTCGCTGAAGATGGCGAAAACGGCTGTTCAATTTTTTACCCCAGGTCATAACAAGAGGATTTATATTATGACAATTGCTAACCCAGCAGTGAATAAAGTGTTCAATGATCTCGATCAGTACCGTGATTATTGTCGCTTTGAAGGCAAAGTGTTTGATGAAAGAGCACTTTATAAGAAGGAAGATCCTAATTGGATTGCCTATCAAAAGTACCAAGGTTGGCTGCGAGCAAAAGCTCGTAACGGTGGCAAAGACTTCGTTCAACGTGAGCGCAAGCCTAACCCACGCTTTAACAACAACAATAACCGAGGATAACAATTATGACAATCTTCATTGTAGATATCGAAGCAGTAGACACACGCTACACTAAGCAGTGGAAGGAATATCTTCCAAAGCAACTGCGGAAAGCTACTAATGAAGGAGTTGTAGTTATTACTGGTGGGGAAACGCCTCAAGCAACTACGCCCGGTGCGTTTCTCAACTTCGGTGGCACTAACGTTTACAAAAGTAAACAACTAGAAACCATCGGCGAAATGTTCTGTAAAGGACAAGTAGCCGATGGAGACTATTTCCTATACACAGATGCTTGGAACCCTACTGTTATACAATTAAAGTATATGGCAGAGCTTCTAGGTGTTGACATTACTATTGGTGGCTTATGGCATGCTGGTAGTTACGATCCACAAGACTTCTTAGGTAGACTAATAGGTGACAAACCGTGGGTTAGACATGCTGAACAAAGTATGTACGAGTGCTACGATGATAACTTTTTTGCAAGTGAATTCCATATCGACTTGTTTGCTGAAAGTTTAAATATTGATGATGACAAAACACATCGTGTTGGTTGGCCTATGGAGTATCTAAAGGATAGTTTAACTAGCTACAAAGGTATGGAAAAGCGAGACTTGATCTTGTTTCCACATCGTGTTGCTCCTGAGAAGCAAGTTGATATCTTTAGAGACCTGGCAGAACGTTTACCGCAATATAAATTTGTTGTTTGTCAAGATCAAGAACTTACAAAGAATGAATACCACAACTTACTAGGTGAAGCTAAGATAGTGTTTAGTGCTAACTTGCAAGAAACACTTGGCATTAGTTGGTACGAAGGTGCTCTAGTAGATGCCATTCCTATGATGCCAGATAGACTAAGCTACAGTGAAATGGCATTACCTGAGTTTTTATATCCAAGCGAATGGACTGAGAACTATGACGCATACTTGTATCATAGAGACAAAGTAGTTGCACAAATTGTAAATTATATGGATAACTATACCGATTTACAAGTGTCCTTAGAGAAGCAACGTATAAAACTAAACAAAGAATTCTTTAGCGGAGCAGCATTGTATGACACAATCAAACAAAGCGATTGACACTATTACACTTGATTTAAGCGATTATCCTGACGAGGCTTTTATTACTGACACAGGGTCCGATTATACTTTTAATGTATCAACTAATACTAACAGTAGTGTTATTAGTACTTCTAATTTAGATAGTATTACTACTATAAGTGGTTATACTATTTCTTCAGATGATCGGATTAGTTTTGATTGGGACAACATTAAAATTGTGCCTACATTATGGAAAGAAGCATTACCTGATATATACACTGTTAATAACATGTGTGAGGAATACCCTGCACTTGCTAAGGCATACGAAAACTTTCAAACTATATACAAATTAGTAGAACAAGATTACAAAGGCAAGAAAGAAGATAACACATGAGCATGAATCACGACGCAAAGCCTAAAGACGATGAACTGGAACGAATGAAAGCAGAGTTTTTAGCTAAGGGCGGAGAAGTTACTAAAGGTAAAACTAAAGCTATGGCTTCAGAACTTGGTATTAGTAACAACACTTGGAATAATAAATTAACTAAAGCAGAGAAAGACTCAAAGGCGGGAAAATGATTAAGAAACATTATTATAGCTGGACTGACATTGAACGTATGTGCGTAAGCATTGTTAATCAAATGTACGCTGACAATTGGCGACCTGATTACATTGTAGGTCTTACACGCGGCGGTAATGTACCCGCTACTATTATTAGTAATATGACTGGCATACGTTGCGAAGCACTTAAAGTAAGTTTGCGTGACGATGACAGTGAAAGCGAATCTAACTGCTGGATGGCAGAAGATGCATTTGGTTACGAGAGTGAGCCTAGTGCTACGGCAGATCCTTTACGAAAGAATATCCTTATTGTAGATGATATCAACGATACTGGTGCTACTTTCAATTGGATCAAAGAAGACTGGCCTTCAGGCTGTATGCCAATGGACCATGATCGATGGAATGCAGTATGGGGTAACAACGTTCGCTTTGCTACACTAACAGACAATAGTGCAAGTAATGCCGAAGTTCCAGTTAGTTATACTTGCCACGAAATTAACAAAGCAGAAGAAGACGTATGGCTTGTTTACCCTTGGGAAAACGTGGCTGAATACAAATAACAATAAGGAAAAGGAAATGAACTTGAGAGAACAATTAGTCAAAGCAGCACGTATGCATGCCGAAGGTGAGCTCGAAAGAGCAAAGACTAATATCATGGTGTATATGAACAATGCAACTGGTATTGGTGAGCACAGTGATATTGTAGAAGCCATTCAAGAAGAACTTGACAAGATGGCTCATGCAACTGATCGTATTGATATGTTAGAAAAATATTTTAATACTTGACAAAAGCCTAAATACAATGTATAATATAAGTTATATTGTGCATTGTATTACTATAGTGACATCCTCGTCAATAACTCGGAGAATTAAATGAAGATTAAAACAGAAGAAATTAAACACCGCTTAGAACGTGCAAACGTACGATACTGGGCAGGTGATAACATCAGTGAAGTGTTAAAGGCCGGTGACAAGGAAGCACTTATTGACGAAGCAGCTATTGCTTTTGAAGGTGTACTAGACGCACTACTAATTGATCGTATTAATGATCCTAATAGTAAAGGTACAGCAAAGCGTCTTGCTAAAATGTACTACAACGAAATTATGGCAGGACGCTACGATGCAGCACCTAGTGCAACAGCATTTCCTAATGATACAGCAGACCGTTATGAAGGTATGCTAGTTGTGCGTAGCGAACTAAAGAGCATGTGTTCGCATCATCACCAGCCAGTAGCAGGTGTTGCATACATTGGTATTATTGCAGCAGATAAACTTATTGGATTATCTAAGTACACACGTATTGCACAATGGTGCGCTAGGCGTGGGACGCTACAAGAAGAACTTGCTAATGACATTGCCCGTGAAATACAACTAGCAACTGATGCAGAACACTTGGGTGTTTACATTCAAGCAACACATGGATGTTGTGAGAACCGGGGCATTATGGCAACTAGTAGTCTTACACAAACAACTGTGCTTAGAGGTGCATTTAAAGATGACCTGGGCACAAAGAAAGAGTTTTTCGATAACATTAAACTGCAACAGGAGTTTGCACGATGATAGAATCTCCAGTATTTGAAAAAGGCTATCCATCGCATGAAGCAGTAAATAGAAAGTCAGATATTCAGAAGCGTTTTATAGCGTACAAGGCGAAGGCAAGTTTGTAGGAGTACCTAGTGTATTCCTACGTACTTTCGGTTGTAACTTTCGTTGCATGAACTTTGGACTTGGCAAAGATGAACCTAGTCGTGCAGAAAAACAAGCAAATGGTCAAAGATACAATCAAGAAGTAAAAGACTTACTTGATGATGGTATTATTGCAAGGACCGAAAAGTTTACAGACTTGCCCATTATTCATACAGGTTGTGATACGTATGCAAGTATCTATCCTGAATTTAAAAACTTTAACAAACTTGCAGAAGTTGAAGAAGTAGTTGAACACTTGTTATCCCTTA